AAAAATAGATCAATTTTTTATTTTTTCTTGATATTTTACAAAGAAATATTTACTTTTTTGAATAAAACAATATATATGCCGATTGATCATTAAATACTTTAGTTTTTTTAACTGATTCATCATCGATCAAATACCAGTCATCATCGTATTTACAGAATGCATTATAATGTCCCCCATCTGTTCCCCCCATATGATTAGCAATTGCTTTTAATTTATAATTCACTTCATTATTAATTGAGAATCCATCGATATTAATATTATCAGATATAGATACATGAGCATTATTTTTCGCGAACCTATATTCAGTATTACCACCTCTAGTATAAGTCACCGTTTTGAATCTTTTAAGTGAAATGATGAACATATGTGGTGATCTAATAATTTTGCATGATTTCAGACTTTTCTTTTTCTGATTGCATTTATCGCATTTCCATTTATCACCATCAACGTCATCGCCGTTGATATAATGTTTATCAAAGTATTTCGCTAGACAATCATCTATTGATATGCTTACATTATTTTCATTGGTTGGAATCTCTACATCAAGCACTCTGAAAGTTTCAAAATTGTGATGAATTTTTCCACAATGACCACAAATGATTTGATTGACAACTTGACCAGTGCATAATTCATTAAACCAAGTGTTTTCATTTTTAACGAATTTAAACCATTCGTTGTTGGCTTTTGCGATGAACTTTGATATTCTAGGGTGTGTCGTTGGTTTATACGGACGTATATCTAGTTTATCAAAGGAATAAATCTCCACGTTCAATTGGTTAAAGAAAATGTTAATAAATTCATTGATATCATTGTGTTGTAGAAACTTGAACCAGTCAACTTTTTGAATAAGGTTCTTTAATAGTAATTTAATACCATAATTTTTGTTAGGATCATTAAGAATATGTTGCAGAGATCCAGATATGTTTTCTTTACAATGTTGAATGTCATTAATTGAGTTTCTAAACTCCGGGTAAGTGAATAAGCATTGTAATGTGGAGTTCATATAACATGTGTTATGAATATTAATTAAACCGAAAATCTTTGATTTATCCATTGTTTCCATCCGTCGTGTATTATATTCTTAAATAAATATCATTTTTTATTAAATGATACACACGGAAAAACTTATAGTGAAAACAAATGGAAATTTGTTTGATGAATTTCAACAAGTCATCTCAGGATTGATATTACAAGAGCATAAACCAGACGTTCTTGTATCATTTATTTCATCCGATATTCTAAAAGAAGAGATTCAAGAGTATTTTAATCTGGATATTAACTTTATAAATGTTCAAGATATTCTACAAAATAAATATTTATACAATGAAAAAGAGCAAGAATTAATACTCGACACATATGAATATGGAAAAAATGGATACGAATATATAGTCGTCGAAGCACGAAACGAATTTAAAAAACCAACTATGACTAACATAGAGTATATAGCGCTAAAATCACATGTACATAAGATTGTGTATGGAAAAGTGCATGATTATATCTTTCCTCAACTAAATATGTTGTTTGATACTGAAAAAATAAATGTGGGCTTACAATATTCACAAGATGTCATGACGAATATATATCAGAAATGTGAACACAGTGATGTTTACCATTACATAGACTTTACTAATACGACTTCTATAAAGAAAAATAATATCAGCTATTTCCACATTGATTCAAAAATATTATTATTCATCGCATTATCTATGTGTGATTTTATAATAGGTGATATAGACGATAAGATAAATTATGAATCGTCATTTAAGAATATGTCAATGATTCATGATGTGAGAAAGCAAGTGGACGAAACTAATGTTGTTCCCAAGTGTAACATTTATGATGAAAATTGTATGTTTCCAAATTCACAATTGTTATTAAAATATATATAAATTATAATAAATAATGTCAGGAATGATTATGTCTATAGTGTCAACTGTGATAATAGTTTTACTCATATTCGTTGTATATTACAATAATAATCAAATACATGAATTGAATAACAATGCTATAAATATAAACCAATACATCAAAAAAGGAGAAGTAAACGATGAGCATATTTTCAATTCTAACACAAATATAGTCAACTATTTAAAATCACGTGATAGTATGAAACAAGATTTAGAATTATTAAAACAAAAGGTGAAGACTAATACTGATAAAAATACAGATCAAGATAATAGACTTGCGAAGAACGACACTGTTGACAAAGAGCAAAACCGTTTGATAAACCATATCAAAGATACTTATAGATCTGATATGAATTATCTAGTGAATTTAAGTTTTACAGAAGTTCAGAAACATTTCCCTGGTGTATCTAATGATGAAAATCTGAAAGCTTTTAGAGAGTTGTTATATCATTATGTTATACTTTCACTCAAAGACTATAAAACATTCTTACCAGATTATGATTTAGATAAGTTTATAAATGTATATGGTGCCGAAGTGGCGTTTATCTTATCTGAAAGCATATACAAATATAAAATCTACAACAGTTATAATACATTTCCTTCAATTACTTTATTCAAGAATGAAATTGTTAAAGAATTGAAGAATCCTGTGAAATTAGATTTCTTCATCAAAACATATTTCCCTAGACTATTTAATTACATTGAGAGTAATTCTCAAACGTTATTCTATCGTATAAAAAGTTCCACACCAACATTTGTATCTTTTGCAAGTAATGATGTTTTCGTTAAACTTTTAATGAAAGATTCATCAATAGATTTAAATAAAATTAACCCAGCTATTCGAAAATATTTGTTTGTGGATTTACCTACATATTACACTTATAATCTTTATCACAATTCAGATCAGTCATCATATTTATCTGAGATTGATGAAAACATGATACAAATAACATTGACTTCTTGTCCTACATTAATAATTTTTTACAATACATGGAAATTATACAATGTGGTAAAGCAACCTAACAATAACCTTATTATTGAAACTGAAAAAACTAAACTATTAGAAAAAATGATATCCAACAATTCTATATTCAAGCGAATTTATCTTGATAAAGTTGATAAATATAACAAAAAAGTAGCTGAATTAGGGAATTGTAATTTGCCTATTTTACCAACAGTGTACAAAACTAGATATAATGCAGACGAAGTGAATTATCCACAGGATAATGCTTCAGATGATGCTTCATTCTTTAGTTTTAGTTCCTAAAAGTAATATGTAATTATTTTTTACTTTAAATTGGTAAAGATAATGACTTAGATTTTGTTGACTGAGTGTGATTATTCATAAAGTCTAGCATTCCTTTAGCTAATTGTTGTCTAAATTCAGAGTTCTTCATTTGTTGTCTCAACAATTCTACCTTGTCTTCTTTGGGAAGATTTGTGTGTCTATCAATAGATTGATATGCTTTTAATAACATAACTGCTGCTATACAATCATCCCAATCGTTGAAGTAACATTCGAAAAAAGCTTTAAATGTTGGATCATCCATAATATCTCCAACATTATTCAAAAAATCATTATGATGTGTTAAAGACACATTAGACATTTTTATGATAACAAGTAAAATAATTTTAAATCAACTTTATTATCTATTTAAATATTGTGTCATTGTTGTTTGACCTCTTGCTTTTTGATTAATTTTTGTAATGATAGGATCAAATATCAAATTACTGACTTCTAATTCTTTGTATGCATTAACTTTATCATTTGTTTTTACGATATTACCATTATATTCTTTCAAGTATTTCTGTTTTAAATTTTCAAAATACTCCTGATTTTTCTTGCATCCTTTTATTTGCTCGACACGTAATGATAACAATTGAGAAACAGGCTTTTGAATCTGATTTGTAATGTAGAAAGCATAATCGATTTTTACATTATTTTTTTGAATGAATTCGGGGTTCTCAATTTTGTTTCCTTGTAATGCATTTTTGTCCTTATTGTATATATACACATAAGGGACTCTATCATTTACTTGAGGTGCAGAACCAGGATCTCTATCCATCATTCTATCAGCCAATACCTTGTGGGCAATTTTACTAGGATCTGCATACGAACTTTTCAATGTTTTTGTGATAACTAAATCTTTTATATCAACTTTACCATCCTCAATATTCTTCAATTGTTTCTTCAGAAACTCAATAGACTTATCTACATTGTTTTCATTGAGAATAATATCGATCATTCCTCCATAAACAGTTTTCAATATATTAGCATTATCTCGTCTCTTTAGAACAATGCCCATTGATTTTTGTTTGAATTTGTTAACATCTTCTTCATATAAGTTGCCAACATATCGCTTTTTTGACATGATAATGAATGGGAAGAATGTCTTCTCATACTCTGCATCATGTGGTGCTTTCAGCTGTGGTTTGAAAGCTTTTGATAATTCAATAGACTTATCAATGGAAGCCTGTAACCTATCTTTACCCGAAAGTTCAAATCCATTCTCATCTGGTAATGAAATGAATTTAATGAAGATAGAATCTGTATTTTTAACAATCATATTACCAATTCCTGCTTGAAATGTTCCTGCTTCTGTTTCGATATCATAAACATAGTCATCGTATGAATCATGAAGTAATTCTATTTTTTTGATTGCATGTGTATTTTTACGAAATTTGTTCTTTGAAAATGTGAGTCTGAATATGTTTGTTTTATCTTCTCTCGTGTTGATTGAAACATTATAACCAAGTGTTGTCAAATATGTATAATATGATTGGGCTGTAATTTGATTTTTCGTGTCAATTCTTCTGCATTTAATTTTTTCATAGTCCAATCTACATCCATCAGCAGCCCATAATCCATCAAGAAGACTTTCTTGAAAGTGAGCTTCTTTTGGGATAATCTTACATTTATTTTCATAGCACAATGAACGCCATTCATTAACTAAACTTTTTATGTCACCTTTTGCACATAGTTTATATACTCCTGAGCTTTTGAGTGTATCGTAAATGACGAATTTATAACCTGTATTTTTATATGTTTCTTCCATGTAGGATTTGCATTTTTCAAGTAAGTTCAAATCTTTGTTGTTGATTGCCCAACTGTTTTTTTTTCCACTCTGACAAATGTATGAACCACAAGAGCCATCTCCAATGAACATTCCAATGATGAATAGCTTCTCATATGTCCAGTCAGTTGTGTGTTTATTTTGAATGTCAGGGGATTTATGAAATAACTCAGTTCCGACCATAACATCAGAAGGTTTTACTTCTTTTAAGTCTTTATTCAATAGTGAATGATCTTCTGTAACATCCACAAGACCAGTATGTGTGAGCACACGATAAATCTTTTTTTTACACTTGTGGCGTATAACTTTTTTTATTTGTTTCCATCCATCGTGAGTCCAAGTTTCAATATTTGTTAGTTCACTTTTTTCTTTATTAGTTCCTTCTTTTAAGAATCTTTCGTAGCTTTTCCAATCTGTATGTGTTAATTCAGTGATTTTATCAATAGGTTTGATGTGTATTTCATTTTTATATCTTAACATTACTGGTGTATTTGGCAATACTGAATCACCATACACAACTTTACAATCATAATTTTCTTCTGCAAAGTGCTTTAATTTCATCACAAGATTTCTACCTGTTGCCGTTGTTGAAGCTGCCAACTCTTGTAGATAAATTGGACTTGTTCTTGCTCCAACTTGTCCATAAAGACTATTTGCAGTAATTTTGAATGCCAACTGCTGACCCTCCAACACAGCTTGTTCGAACTCTGAATATGTGGTTTGTCTTTTTTCTATCGATTCTTTATCAAACGTTACCACTTCATTCGTTTCAAGATTCTTCAATGTTACTTTATCATCAGTTTCATTTGATATGAGACCAGAGAATTCTTGATCATTCGAGACAATGCTTTCATAGAGCATCTTTTTCCTAGTGAGCTTTCTTTGAGAAAGCAACTTCATGAGAATACGAGGCATGACACCCTTTTCTCCATTCTTAAATTGTGCAAATCTCACAACTTTATCTCTACCATTCACATCATAAGTGATATCCAAATACTCAACATC